GCTCGGGCCGCCGCCAGGAGTGCGTCCGCCTTCCCCGATGGCGAGCGGGGGAGGCGGGCCACCTCCCATGGTGCCTCCGGTCGGCGCCGCGCCCAAGGCACCGCGTGGCGGCCCCCAGAGAGGCATCAAGATCAAGCCGGCGCCCATGCGTATCTCTTAGAGAGAAAGAAGGAGGAAGTTCGATGACCGTGAAGTCCTATGCCTGGCACCAGCGCCTTCAAGAGGAGGTCGCCGACGCCGCGAGCGTGGATGTCCTGACACCGGGCTTCATCGGTCCGGAGAACTACAAGACCGACGAGACGGAAGGGGTGATCGAGAACAAGGTCCTGTCGCCCCAGGAAGCCGGCTTCACCTGGGCCGGCGACTTCGCGAAGGTCACGGTGGCGAACAACTCCGGTGCGGCGTGGGAGCCCGGCCAGACCCTCCACGTCACCGTGGCGGGCAAGACCTTCGACCCCGCCAACGTTCAGGAGAGCTTCGACGCGCTCCAGACCCAGGTGGATGGCATCGAGAGCAAGATAAGCACGCTCGAAGGCGAGATGACTTCGGCCAACAACGCCTTGAGCGGGATATCCAGCCAGGTGAGCGCGCTTCAGACCCAGGTCAGCGATCTCGAAGCACGGGTGAGCACGCTCGAAGCCGGAACCGTCTCGGAGGCTACGGCTGCTGGACGCCTCAAGGCTAAGCATGGCGGCCAGGCGCCCACTTCAGAAGGGGAGCCGGCCGAGGATGATCCTCAGGATGCGGAACAGCATGGCAAGCACGACAAGCACAAGGACAAGGACAAGGATCGCCATAAGCACAAATGAGTGACCGGATCGACATCAGGAAGCTGCTCCAGCGCAAGAAGGTCATCCTTCTTGCGAGGGAGGACCTGATCACCTTCGCGTGCTTCATGAGCCCTGTGCCAGATGACCGTGACGATGTGACGATCAGCCTCTATCGGCCGGCGAGGCACCATAAGGTCCTGGGAGCCGCCCTCGAACAGATCGAGAAGGGGAGCTACAAGCGTCTCCAGATCACCCTGCCGCCGAGGCACGGCAAGACCCGTCTCTCTTCCCATATGTTCGCGGCCTGGTTCATCGGGAAAAATCCCGAGAAATCCATCATCGTCGCCACCTACTCGGAGAAGTTCGCCTGGGATCACGGTCGCGCGGTGCGCGACCTCATGGAGAGCCCTCTTTACGAGCAGGTCTTCCCCAAGGCGCGGCTCAAGGCGGGATCGGCCTCGGTGGACAGGCTTGAGACAACCGAGGGCGGCGTGGTGTTCTTCCTAGGAAGGGGCTCCGGCGCGACCGGGCGCGGCGCTGACGTGATCCTTCTTGACGATCCCACCAAGGATCGGAAGGAGGCCGACAGCCCGACCATCCGCGAACAGCTCTGGAGCTGGTACACGCAGGTGCTCCAGACCCGGCTTATGACAAAGGCGGGCGCAATCGTCATCATTCAGTGCCTGACCGGGGACACGTCAGTGCTGATGGCCGATGGCGTGGAAAAACCTCTTCGGGAAATCCGCCCTGGTGATCGGGTAGCGACTTATGACAGGAGCCGACGAGAAATCACGGTCGAAACCGTTCTGAACTGGGCCAATCAAGGTCCTGATAAAGTCTTTGCAATCAGGACAAAATCCGGTAGTGTCGTCAAGGCTAACGCGAGGCATCCTTTTCTTGTGGAGAATGCTGGAAGTTCAGAATGGCGGCGAACGGATACGCTCAAAAAGGGAGACAAAATCCTCCGGATCACTGGGGTAAGTGGAGCGGAAAAACCTGCAAGGCGGCAAATTGCAAACTACCCGCCAAATGCTAGGGGTTCTGCATGTCTCATTACAACAAGGACCGGTGGGAACGGGGTGTTCGCTCTCCTTCGGTCAACCATAGCGCGACACGCCGAGCCCATCTCAAACACCGCTACGGCATTACTCAAAGCGATTATGACGCTCTGTTCGAGCGGCAAGGCGGCGTTTGCGCCATTTGCAAAACGCCTCCTGGCGTCAAATTGCCTCGACACTGGTCCCGCACTCTTTGCGTGGACCACTGTTATGGAACAAATAAAATTAGAGGATTACTCTGTAACACCTGTAATTGGCTGGTCAGCAAATCAAAAACCGCAGATGAGCTTGACGCCGCCGCTATTTACATCAGAAGTCATTCCTGACCCTATAGTTGAAATACTCGAAGTTGGTGTAGAAGATGTTTTCGACATTCAAATTTCCCGAACTGAAAACTTCATAGCTAATAAACTCGTGTCATCGAATACTAGATGGCACGAAGACGATCTTATCGGGCGACTTACGGACCCACAGAACCCCTGCTACTCGCTCGCGGAGGCCAAGAAATGGCGTGTCATCGACATGCCGGCCTTTGCCCGTAAAGACGATGTTCTCGGACGGGCTGAAGGGGAACCGCTCTGGCCCGAACGTTTCGACAAGGATTATCTCGACAGCCTCCGACAGACGGACGTTAGAGGTTTTCAGGCCCTTTACCAGGGACGCCCAACCCCCGAGGAGGGGAGCTTCTTCAAGGCCGTCAATCTGAGAACTTATGCGCGCATGGATCGGATGCCAGTCAGAGAACGGCTCCGTTTCTACTGTGCCTCGGACCATGCAGTCTCCCTTGAGCAAGGACGCGACAAGACCTGTCTTATCGCAGTCGGCATAGACGAGCATGACCAAATGTGGGTGCAGCCCGATATTTTCTGGAAGCAGGCCGACACCAATACCGTGGTCGAGGCGATGATCTTCATGATGGACAAGTACAGCCCCATCTTCTGGTGGGCCGGCAAGGACCACATCTCGAAGAGCATCGGGCCGTTCCTGCGCAAGCGGATGATGGAGAAGAGGGTCTTTTGCTCTATCGTGGAACTGTCTCCGATTGGTGACAAGCTCCAGAGAGCCCAGAGCATCCAGGCGCGCATGGCGATGATGAAGGTGCTCTACCCCAGTTTCACGCATTGGTGGGCCGAGGCGCACGACCAGATGCTGAAATTCCCGCAAGGCGCCCATGACGACTTCGTGGACACGATGGCCAATTTCGGCGAGGGTCTTCGCCAGCAGCGCGGCCAGCGTCTCGCCAAGCCCAGGAAGGACCCGGCCAAGATCATGACCTACGGCTGGGTGATCGAGAGCGCACGCAAGGAGCGCCAGCGTGAAGACAGGCGAACCGGAGGCTGGTGATGGCCGGCGTTGACCTCAGCTCCCAGCTCGAAGGCGCCTTCGTCAAGGGCGAGGTGCCTCTCGGCCTTGCCGCGCAACAAGCAGACCTCGATGCGCAGAAGGCCAATGACGACCTCATAGACCGCGACAAGCCGGACCCGCCCCTTGAGCGCAAGGAACTCGTCCAGAAGTGGAACGACAAGATCAAGCGCGCCAAAAAGTATTGGGAGCCCGTCTTCGAGCAGATGCGGGCCGATCAGGACTTCGTGCTTGGCCTGCAATGGTCGAAGGAAGCCAAGGATGATCGCTACGTCATAAACCTTACGCTTCGCGTCGTCTCGCAGCGCGTGGCCTTCTTCTACGCCAAGAACCCCAAGTTCATCGCCTACCGCCGCAAGCGGATCATGAACACGCTCTGGGACGGGGACCAGAGCACCCTGGTGGCTCTTCAGCAGACGGCCGCCGAGATGGTGCAGCAGTCGGCGACGGGCGGGATCACGCCCGAGCAGATGCAGATGGCGCAGCAGACCGCGCAGCCGATCTTGCAGGATGCGGCACAGGTGAAGCTGGCGGAACAGCAGCTCGACAAGATCGCCAAGACTTTAGAGTATTTCTTCAGACAGAACATCGATCAGTTGCCCCAGGACTTCAAGCAGATGATGAAGATGGTCGTGCGCCGTGCCTCGACCACCGGGGTGGGCTACGTCAAGCTTGGCTTCGAGCGTGTAATGCAGAAGAAGCCAGAGATCGAGCAGCGCATCGCGGATGTCTCGAACCGCCTTGCGACCTTGGAGCGTCTCTCTGCCGACTTGCATGACGATGAGGCGGACCCCAATGGCCCTGAGATGGAGGAGATGCGTCTTCTCCTGAACGACTTGGCGGCCCAGACCGAGGTCGTGGTCCGGGAAGGGCTCACTTTCGATTATCCCTCTTCCACCTCGATAATCCCAGACACGAAATGCATCAACCTGAGGGAGTTCCTGGGCGCGGATTGGGTGGCTCAGGAGTTCATACTCTCGCCCAACGACGTGAAGGAAATCTATAATCTCGATGTCGGCAAGAACTACACGGCCTACAAGGGCGCAGTCGGGGACGGCGCAACCGTCACCACGAGAAGTGGCCTGGTGGTCGTGCAGGATCAGAGGTCGCGCACCGACAACAAGGAAGGCCCCGACGGCCGTAGTTGCTGCGTCTGGGAAACCTATAACCGCAAGGACGGCCTCGTATACGTGATCTGCGATGGATATCCCGACTTCCTGAGGGAGCCCGCATCGCCGGATGTCTACACGGATCGCTTCTGGCCGTGGTTCGTCCTGACGCTGAACGACATCGACCACGAGATCAACATCTTCCCGCCGAGCGACGTGAAGCTCATCCGCGACATGCAGATCGACTACAACCGTGGTCGCCAGGGGCTTAGGGAGCACCGCCGTGCCGCGCGGCCCAAGATCGTGGTGTCCTCCGGCTCCGTGGATCAGGACGATCTCGACAAGCTGGAGAGCCATCCGGACAATGCCATCATCGAGCTGAACGGGCTCCAGCCGGGGCAGAAGGTGGATGATCTCCTCCAGACCTTCCGGGGACCGCCCATCGATCCGAACCTCTACGAGACGGAGCAGCTTTTCGGGGACATGATGCGCGTCTCCGGGCTTCAGGACGCCAATATCGGGGCGACCGGCGGCGGCGCCAGCGCCACGCAGTCGAACATTGCCGAAGCTTCCCGCGCCACCGCGATGGGCTCCAACATCGATGACATCGATGATCTTCTCACCGGGATCGCCAGAACCGGCTCGCAAATCCTTCTTCAGGAGTGCTCGGCCGAGACTGTCCGGAGAGTGGTGGGCGTGGGTGCCGTGTGGCCGGAACTATCCAAGCAACAAATTGCCGACGAGGTGTGGCTGAAGATCGAGGCCGGAAGCACGGGCCGGCCCAACCAGGCGCAGGAGATCGCCAACGCCGAGCGGCTCTTTCCTCTTCTGATGCAGATACCGGGGATCAAGCCGGAATTCCTGGCCAAGGAACTCATCAAGCGGCTGGACGACAAGCTGGACATCACACAAGCGTTCCAGAGCATGCTGCCCTCCATAATGGCCATCAACGGGATGGCCTCCAGAGCTGCCTCGGGATTGGCGCCCGCAGGGCCTCCAGGCACGGGCGCACCGGGTGGCGCCGCTCCGGGCGCCCCACCTCCCGGCATGTCGGTTCCAGGAGCAGGCCCGGCGCAGGGGCCGATGGGTGCGGCCAATGCGCCGCAAGGGCCTCCTCCTGGAGCACAGAGGCCGCCGGGACAGGCACCGGGGCCGCCGCCGGCAGGGCCGATGCCCATGCCGGGTCTTAGAGTGGCGTCGGGAGGGCGTTCATAGAAGAAGGAACAAAACCATGCCGAAAATTCTCGATGAGGCCGTCAAGCAGATCAAGAAGTCGAGCCCTGGGGCGAACCCCTATGCGGTCGCGACTTCCACGCTCCAGAAGGCCGGCGAACTCAAGAAAGGGACCAACAAGCCCACCAAGCTTGGTGTCCAGAGAGGCGCGATGTCCCAGAAGCAAAGAAGGGCTAACCCTCCTCCGGGAAAAAGGGGCAGGTAAGAAGTGCAAGGCACGAGGCACGTCGAGTTTGTGGCAGGAGGAGAAAGAGGACGCTGTGCAGTCGGGAAACTACAGGCACGGTCTTAAGTCTCCTCCGGGGTCGTGCCTGTGGCAATTGCCACACGATATGATATTACCAGCAGCCTAGCAGGATAGTCGCATCCTGGAGAGACGACGTAAAAATGGCGGACGAAAGCTCGTCACTTGCCACCTCGACCTCGGAGCCTTTGCCCACTTCGGCAGAGGTGCGCGAGGGCGCGACCCCAGACGTATCGGCCCCTTCGTCAGAGGCAGCATCCAAGGGCGAAACCAAAGAGACGCTTCTCGAAGCCGTCATGCGGGCCGTCGAGCCCGACGAGGACAAGCGAGACGCGTCGGCCGGGACCCCGCCAACCTCGGAAAGCGCAACTGGTTCGGAAACCGAAGCCGGCGCGCAGGCAAGACCCGATTTCAGCAAGGACCCCACCCCGGAGGAGCTGGCGAGCTACAAGGCAAGCACGCGCCAGCGCATCGAGCATCTCCTGGGCGAGCGCAACCACTACAGGACCGAGGCACAGGTCACGCAGACGCTGCGGAACTTTCTCGTCGCGAATGATATCGCTCGGGAAGACTTCCAGCTCACGCTCGATCTTGCTGCGGCCATGCGGCGGGGCGACTTTCGGGGCTTCTTGGAAGGCGTCGGGCCTTACGTTCAGCTCGCGACGCAGGCGTTGGGCATCACGCTCCCGGTAGACCTCCATCAAGAGGTCGCGGCCGGGCGCCTGACGGCCGACATGGCAGGACAAATCTCCCGCGACAGGTATGCCAGGGCCATGGCCGAGCAGCGCGCCACGCGCGCCACCCAGGTCATGAGCGACCAGCAGACCCTGGAGACGCAGACACGGTTCGCCCACACCATCGAGCAGACCGTCAAGCAGTGGGAGGACGCGACCCGCCAGCAGGACCCGGACTACGCGCGCAAGGAAGAAACCGTTCGGAACTTCCTCTGGGCCGTCGTCAGGGAGCAGGGAATTCCCCGCTCGCCGGAGCATGCAGTCGAGATCGCGCGGGAAGCCTATAACAGGGCCAACAACGTGTTTCGCTCCTTCGCTCCACAGCCGAGGGCCACGAGGCCGGTTCCGAGCAGCACCAACCGCTCTGCGGCGCAGGGCAGCGTGCGGCAGGAGCCCAACTCGATGATGGAAGCCGCAATGCTTGGCCTGGAGCGCGCTCGCAGGGCTTGACCCTGACGGAGAACCCAGATGGCCTTTACGGCAGGCGAAATCGCATCGATTGCGAACGCATCTCTCGACTACTACTTCAAGAAAGGCGGCCAGTTCGACCAGACCATTCAGGAGAAGCCTCTCCTGAAGCTGTGCGAGGACCGCAAGAAGACTTTCCCCGGCGGCAAGGGCAACATCAGCCTCGCGGTCGTCGGGACCTATGGCGACGGGTCCGGCAACGACGTGGTGAAGGGCTACACCCACAACGACACCGTGGGCTTCTTCACCCCCGCCAACGTCAAGCGGGCGAACTACCCCTGGCGCGAGCATCACATCGGCCTGACGCTCACGCACACGGAACTCAAGATCGACGGTATTTCGGTCGTGGACACCAATGGCGAGAAGACCACCGAGCACTCGAAGCGGGAACTCACGGTGTTGGTGAACCTCCTGGAGCAGAAGCTGTTCTCGCTGGGCGAGCAATACGCCCGCACCATGAACACCCTGCTCTGGGGCGACGGCACGGCCGACGCCAAGGCGCTCGCCGGCATGCGCAGCATCATCAAGGATAATCCTTGCGTGGGGACCTGCGGCGGCCTGGATCAGACGGCAGCTACGGGTTTCACCTGGTGGCGCAACCGTGCCTTCACGGCCGCGATGGCTACTCAGATCGGGACTGTTCCGGGAGACGCAGTGTCGGGCGGCGGCCCGATCACCAGTAATCCCCAGAATGGCGGGGCGCTCTTGCAGGCGTTGTCGAAGCAGTATTACCAGTTGATCCGCTATGGCGGTAAGCCCACCATCGCGCTCGCCGGTTCCGCCTTCATTGACGCCATGCAGACCGAGCGCCGCGCCAACGGCTTCTACTCGATGACCGGCTTCACCAGGGATCAGGACGTGTCGATTGGCGAGAGCACGCTGCCGGGAGGGGCGCAGGTCGAGTACGACCCGACGCTCGATGATCTCGGCTATCAGAAGCGGCTCTACTGGTTCGATCCGAAGTGCATCTTCCTGATGGCGATGGAGGACGAGTGGCGCAAGGACCACACGCCGGCCCGGCCCTATAACGTCTTCGTGCTTTACAAGAGCATCACTTCCACGGGGCAGATGGTCGCCTCGCAACTGAACTCGTCGCTGGTGATGGATATCGCCTGAGGACGATGTGCCCCGGTCCCGTCATGCGCAATCACGGGACCGGGTGCTTCAAGGGAGAAGAGCGATGAAGATCGAGCCTGGTCACCACCAAGAGAAAGAAGAGAACCCGGACGTGGGCCGCATGATGCAGCACGCTTGTGCCTGCATGATCGACCTCGGCGGGGAGGGGCTCTCCATCGTCTATCGCGACGAGACGAACCCCGTGACCTGGCCGGAGATCAAGGTGCTCCAGGAAGCCCACGGCGAGGATAGCGTCTTCGACGTGCGCCCGGTGGCGCTGGTGCCTCGCGAGAGCGCCCTTCGCGAGAAGGAGACACTGGTGCTCCGCTATGGAAGAGAGCTGGTCGAGCAGGTCTATGCCGGCAAGGCGTTCGTCATGGAGTGGTTCGTGCCCGGCTGGCCCATCGATCCGACGAAGGTCCAGCGCAAGCCCAACGACAGGCCGAGGCTTCCAAAAATCCGCAAGCCCGACGAGGGCGCGACGGACGCTATGGTCTAAAGGGAGCATCCGCCATGCAGCCGCGCTCGATGCGAACGGGGGTCGCGCTCAGCGAACTCCGCAATGAGCTATTGGCGGAAACCTTCCAGTCGATGACGCCTGCGCAGACGGTTTCCTCCACGCCGTTTTACAATTACCAGCTTCAGAGGGTGCAGCGCGAGCAGTGGAACCTGATCGTCTGGCCACAGCTCACTCTCTACTTCGATATCCCGATGGTGAACGGGCAGCGTTACTACAACTATCCGCCACAGCTTCCTTTCGATAGTCTCACTCGTATTTGGACGCTCATCGGCTCCTATTGGGCGCCGCTCGCCTATGGGATCGATCCGAGCATCTACGCGGCCTATGGCGGCGAGACGATCCGTGGCTCGCCTCCACAGCGGTGGCGCAACTTCGCCTCCTACGACACCGTCAACAACGTGACGCTCCCGGCGGCCCAGTTCGAGATATGGCCGATGCCGAACTCGACCGTGATCTCCGTCCGCCTGGAAGGCAGCGCACCCTTGAACCCTCTGGTGGCCGACACCGACACCTGCACCATCGACGCGACGCTCATCGTGCTCATGGCCGCCGCCGAGATTTTGGCCGTCCAAAAAAGCGAAGGCGCCGCGATGAAGCTCCAGAAGGCGAATGCGTATAGGCGCATGCTGGTGTCTCGTCTGGGAGCGCAGCAGCGGCCGATGCGCTCGCTCAGCCGGGACGGCGGCTACATGGGGCCGATCCACGACGACCGGCGCCAGCTCACACCCTACATCGATTTCATCCCGGCCCAGGGCTAGTGGATAATGAAAAACTGGCGCGACATCCCCGGTTTTGAAAATCTCTACGCGGTAAGCGACTTCGGGCGGGTCCGCTCGTTCAGGCGTGGCGGCCGTGTCCTACGGCCTGCCTATGACAATCGAGGAGCCCTTGTTGTCTCTCTGCCGTGCAAGCGCTTCGCTTCCGGCTACCGGGCTACGAAGGTTCATCTTCTGGTGCTCAGGGCTTTTGTCGGTCCTTGCCCGAAAGGGCATATCGGCCGGCATCTGGATGGAAACCCCTACCACAACGCTTTGATCAATCTCGCCTATGGCACGCCGCAAGACAACATGGATGATCGCGCCAGGCACGGGCATACTCCGCGAGGACATCAGAAAGTAAATGCTTGCTTCACGGAAAGTCAAGTTATAGAAATTCGTGCTCACCCTCGCTATAAAGGCTATCAAAAAGACCTAATGTCTAAGTATAACGTAAGTCAATCCGTTATCTCGCACGTAATAACGGGGAAAACTTATGGCTAAAGGAACTAGGTCTTCTGTATCCGGAGGCGGCGGCAGCGTATTATATTATGAAATAGCGAATTTCCAGAACGGCATCGATACCCGCAAAGACCTGATGACCGCGCCGGCAGGCACGCTGCGAACCCTTCAGAACTGCCACATCACCCCCGGAGGCGAGATCGAGAAGCGCGCAGCCTTCGTTAATTGGTGCAACGCCAATGTAACTGGGCCTCCTATGGGGCTCGTTGCGGTCAACAACCAGTGCTTTGCGGTCTACGTGAATGGAGGTGGCGGCTCCAGCATCGTCCCTCCGACCTCCACTAATGTGGGCGCCATCCAAGTGACCCAGCCGGCAGGCATCACCCTCACGGAGCTGGTTCACTGGGACATCTTCGAGGGCAAGGTCTTCCTCGTTTTCCTGGGATGGACCGGCAGCGCTTACGGCTCCTACAGTTATTATGACGGCAGCTACATCTCGCAGGCTGATGGGCGTTGCTATATGTGCCGAACCTACAAGGAGAAGATGTATGGCCTGAATGGCCGCAACCTGTTCTTCTCGGCCGTGGGGGACCCGACGACCTGGGTGGACCCGCCTCCTGTAGGGGGCGTGGTCACGCATAACGGTTCCGGATATATCAGCCTGGGCTCCAACGACAGCGACAGCGAAAACCTCGTCGCGATGGAAGTCTACTACGACAAGATGGCTATCTTCTCCACTCTAGGATGTCAGCTTTGGTTCCTGGACCCAGACCCGTCTCTAAACCAGTATTACCAGACACTGCGCGACGCAGGCACGCTCTCGCACGACAGCGTGCGCCAGTATGTGGCGAATGATGTCTACTTTCTGGGAGCCCACGGAATTCGTTCTCTCCGTGCGCGGGACCTCACGACCACGGCTGCGGTCGCGGATGTCGGCTCGCCCATAGACCCGGTCATCCAGGAGCTGATCGCGACGCGCGGCTACTCCGGCAACGTTAACGACATGGGCTCGATGCAGACCGTTCTGTCGCCCAGGACGGGCCGCATCTGGATGTCGGCCTACGACACCATCTTCGTGCTGTCGAATTTCGCCTCGCCGAACATCTCGGCCTGGAGCACCTACATCCCAGGCTTCAACGTCGTGAAGCAGGGCATGGTCTTTGCCGACCCCTTCGTGCATCTCCTCGACACGGCCGGGAATGTCTGGCGCTTCGGCAGCTATGGGGACCTGACCTACGATAGCTGCCCCGTGGAGTTCGACACTCCCGCGCTGAGCTTCGAGAAGCCGGCAACTTATAAGTTCTATCAGGGCTTCGACGCCATCTGCCGGGCACAAGCTGGCTCGCTCTGGAATGTCTCCATGTGCTTCGATCCAACTCAGAGCCCCCAGCCTTTCGATCAGATTTGCGCCATCGACAGTCCGACGACCACCATAGGGAGAATTCCCATCAGCGGGCGAGGCACGCACGTCCAGGTGAAGGTCACGCACCAGGCACCGGGACCAGCTTCATTCGGGAAGATGATGATCCATTATGCATCGAGCGACACGGGGTGAGCATTACCAAGATCACGGGCGTCTCGCTGATGCCCGTCATTCATATCCTCAAGAACCTCAGGCCCGAGGATCACGAGGAGATGACGGCCATCCACGGGATCGGCTGGAGCGCCGAGCGCGTCGCCGACATGATCGCCAGGCTGGCGGTCCGGAGCTGCGGCTGGATTTTCTGGCACGAGGATCACGGCCCCGTGAGCACGCTAGGCGCCTATCCCATAACCCCGACTTGTGCCGGGGTCTGGGCCTTCGGCACCCCCGGTTGGCGGCACGTCGTGCTTCTGATGACAAGGCACGTCAAGAGGTCTATGGTCCCGATGCTCGCGAGAACCGGCTTCCACCGCGCCGAATGCCGAGCCTTGACGAAGCGCGCGGATACCGCGCGGTGGTTGCATCTCTTGGGGGCTGCTCCAGAAGCCGTTCTGTCGGAATTCGGCACCCGACGCGAAGATTTCACCCTCTTTGCGTGGCATGCCGTCGATGAACAAGCACCTCTCCCTAGCAGACCTGCAAGCCGAGAAAGCCTTCCGCTTCGCAACGGCGGCTGATGTTCCTGCGCTATTGGAGCTGTATGGGCTCTTCTACAAGGAAGCGGCCTACAAGGACATGCTCGACTACGACGAGCAGCGCGTCGCGGCCACCATCCTCGATGGAATTCTCAACGATGTCCGTCCTCACATTGTGGCGGAACTCGATGAGAGCCTGGTGGGCTTCATCTCGTACTGGTTGGATCACACCTTCTCGAAGCAGCCGTGCCTGGTGCTGATGGAGCTTTACGTCCATCCGGACTTCCGGAGAGGCGCCATCGGGAGAGCCCTCGTGGGGCTCGCCATACAGGAAGGCATCAATGCCAAAGCTGGAGCCTTCCACGCGCCAATTTCCTCCGGGATGGGCGAGGCACGCTCGCTCTTCAACCTCTTCCTGAAGGCTGGCTTCGAACCCTTCGGAGTGATCATGAGAAGGAAGCTCTAGTGGTTTTTATGAAAACGCCTCTGCGCTCCGAACTTAGCCCAGCCTATGACATAGGGGGATAGGTAGAACAAGTGGGAGGAAAGGGAAAAAGCGCGCAGCCCACCAACCTCCAAATGGTGCAGATGCAGCAGCAGCAGGCCGATCAGGCACGCGAAGCGAATATCGAGCGCAACGCGCGCCTCGCCGCAGGCACCAGCCAGATCAACCAGCTCTTCCAGGGGCACGCGAAGGGGGCCCACCTTGTCGATCTGTCCACGCTGGCAAATCCTCCGTCACCCCCGGCGCCCCCGCCGCCACCGCCAGGCTTGGAAGGAGGATATCAGGCCAAAGGCATTCCCGGCACCTCGCAATATGGGCTTTATGATCCTAACGGCTATCTGTTGAACACGGCCTATTCGATGAGCGATCTCGCCAAGACGCAGGTTCCGGTAGGCGGCGACCCCTCGGCCGGCGGGCACATGCTCGATCTGTCCTCCCTGACTGCGCCCCCACCCGGAGCGCCACCGCCACCGCCTCCCGATCCCCTGGAAGGCTATCGCTACAGAGCGATGCCCGACAGCGGCGGAGGCACGCAATATGGGCTCTATGATCCAAGCGGAAACCTCGTGAACGTCGCCGGCTCCATCGCCGACCTCACCAAGACGCAAGTCTGGGCGGGCGGCGATCCGTCCCAGACCGAGGGCGGGTTCGGAAGCGACTTCTACGACAAGTTCCGCACCTCGATCCTGAACTACTATCTCCCGCAGGAGGACGAGCAGTATGCGAATGCCCGCACCGGCCTGAACTACTCGCTTGCCCGCGCCGGCAGCCTGAACTCCTCCATCGCGGCGACGGACGTGGGCAAGCTCGCCGAGCAGGACACCATGAACCGGGCGCAGATCGCCTCGCAGGCCGACACCCAGACCGCAGGACTTAGGCAACAGGTGCAGCAGGACCAGCAGACCGCCCTCAATCAGCTCTACTCGACCGAGGACCCGAGCGTGGCGGCCAACACGGCCCAGAACATGGTGGCGAACGCCAATCTCACCGTTCCCATGCTGAACCCGGTTGGGGCGCTCTTCGCGCCGATCACGGCCGGAGTTGGTAACGCCATATCCGGGTTCACCAATCCCTACGCCTACATCACGGGCGGCGGCATGATGGGCGCGACCCCCGCCGTCTCCACTCCCTCGGGCAGCCAGAGCACTGGCGCGAATGTGAACGCTTAAAGATGTGCGATCCTCTCATTGGTGGTTTGATCTCGGGAGCCGCCTCGCTCGTTGCCGGTGCCTCGGCCGCGAGCCAGCAGGCCGACCTGATGCAGAAGCAGAACGACGCCAACGCGCAGTGGGTCGCCTACCAGACCAAAATCCACCAGGACCAGGTGAACGCCGAGAACCAGGCGAGGCAGCAAGCCGAGAATGCACGCCAGGACACGCTCACGAAGGTTGGCCCGCAGGCACAGCAGCAGGCCCAGCAAACCGAGCAGCAGCGCCTGAACGCCCTCTATGGAAACCCCGGCGGCGCGAGAGCGACGCCGGACGCCATGACCGGACAGCCTTCCTCGTTGGCACTTTCTGGAGAGCAGACCGGAAACCAGACGCCCTTCGCCGGCAGCCTGACGGCGGCCGTGAACAACGCCACCACGATGGCACGGGGAAGGATCGCGGCCCTCGCGACGGCCGGCTCCTATGGCGGCTCGTTCGGGGGCCTGGGCACGACCGTGCCGATGGACTTCACCCAAGGAGGGAACGCCATCAACCTCCAGAACGCCATCCGCAAGGGGAACCTCTCGACCTACGGAGTGGAGCAGCAGGTGCAGCCTTTGTCTTACGCCGCCAGCCCGGCCATTGGAGCTACGCAGAGCATCGCCAATGCTTTGGGAGGGATCGCAGGCACGCTCGTCAGCTCCGGTATCCGGGGTGGTGGCGGCAGCAGTTGGTTCGGCGGCGGCAGTAGTGGTGCTTCGGCCCCGAGCGTGGGCGGCAACACGTCGAGCTGGATGTAGGAGAGTTCGAACATGCCCATCCTGAGGCTGCCGGCGGACGACACGCTGGGCTCGACCCTTGGAAGCTTGGGCCAGCAGCTTGCCAACAACCTGAACCCCAGGAATGCCGCCGAGGCACAGCTCCTCCAGCGGCAGATATGGCTTCGCAATCTGGAGCTTCAGGAGAAGATGCGCCAGCAGCAGGCGCAGCAGCAGGCCCTCCGGGGTTATCAGGATTGGGTGACGCCCGAAGCACTCCCATTGATCGCCAACTCGATCTACCGGGGTGACGACAGCAAGATGACCTTCGAGCTTGCCATGCGCAACATGAAGGTGAACCCCTTCCGGCCGGGCATCACGCCGGAGGACGACCAGTATAACCGGGACATGTATCGCAAGATCACGGGCAATTTCTGGGACAAGAACACTCCCGTGCCGACCAACGCCGCGCAGGCCGCCGAGGCCAACCGGATCGCCGCCCAGCAGAAAGGCGCGGAGGCCGGAGCCACGAAAACCGGAGAGCTGGACGCGGAGAAGGCGGCACGCGCGAGGCTGACCATTCCATCGACGGGCGACCCGCAGCAGGACGCCGCCAACCAGCGGGGCCTTCAAGTCTTTGTCGAGACGGGGTCGTGGCCTCCAGGCACCGGGCCGAACGGCGTGGCCGGCGAATACATCAAGCGCTCCCTCGATGCGCAGTCGAAGGCGTTCGATGCAGCCGTCAAGCCGTATTACGATACCCTGTACGCCCGCCCGCCGGTAGGCCAGCCGGCGATCACTCCGAACCAGCTTCCGCCGCTACCGACAATTCCGGGTCCGAATGCCGCCGTGCTGCCGTCACAGGCGGCAGCCGTGCCGCCGCCACTGCCTGTTCCTGGAGCCCCGCCGACAGGTGGAGGGCCTGCGCCGATAATCCCTGGGGCAGGTGGCGGGGGGCCGGTGCCGCCAGTGCCTGGAGCACCACCGGCAGTGCCTGGAGCACCGCCGACAGCACCGACAACGGCACAGGCACCGGGCTCGGTCACTTACGGAGCACCGCCCATCAAGGGCACGGAAGGCTACGCGATCCCGGCGCAGGAAGTCGCCACGGGCGCAGGAGGGACATCCCTGGGTGAACTTCCCGAAGTCACCAAGCAGCGTCTCGCCATAGAGGAAAGCCGCAAGAACGAACTCATGGGCGCCTACGGCAACATCACCAACGCCCAGGACGGCCTGACGATGATGGACCGGGCCATGCAGCTCACCCGGCTCCTCGACAATAAGGGGCTCATCAACCAGCTCGGCTTGCAGGGCGCGAAAGACGCCTATGAGCGGTTCGGGCTTACGCTTGGGGACGAGGGAGGCGCCCGCCTCGCCTTGGATCAAATCCTCAAGACGCAGTATCCGCAGCTCGCCAAGCAGATGCAGATCGTCAGGATGGCCAAGCCTGAAATCCAACTGCTCGAAAGAACGGTTGGCGACGCCAACATGCCGCCAAACGTCCTGTTGCCGATCCTCGGCAAGGAGAAAATCCTGCTTCAGATGGAATACGAGAAGGGCGTGGGCGCCGGGAAGGTGCTCGGCTGGAACCTCGATCCGGGGCAGGCACCATCCACCTATGATCAATGGCAGGCCGGCAACAAGGCGCTCGCCGACAGCTTCCCGACACGCTACGACCAGATGCTGAAGGACGTGCGCGCCCTCGGGATCAAGCAGCCTGAGGCGCCCTCGGTGTTCACGGTTCCGAAGGCGATAGCGTCATCTCCCGAGACGGCGGCGGCAGGAGCACCTCCTGCCCCGGACAGTGG